GCCGGCCGTCGCCCCACGCCACCACGCGGAAAGGGGGTCGTGACGCCCAGTGATGGCGTCACGACCCCCTTGCTGTTGTCCTTCCCTGTGCCCTCTGTGTCCTCTGTGGTGAAAGCCGTCGCTGTGAGGGGACGAGAGGTTCTGGAGAGGTCGAACATAGCGACGAGATTCGTGAAATAGCGTGAAGCGCCAGCGGGTCAACGAGTTACGCCGCCGCGGCGCCCACCACTGTCAAACCTCCCGATCGTCGCAGATCGAGGCTGTTCGAAGCCGATGCGAACCGCCATCAATCAACCCTCGAGTTGGCCCCTGAAGCGCCGTAAAGTGCGCTGGAAGCCGTACTTATAGTAGCAGGCCCGACCCGCCAGGCAGTGAGGTGGGGGTGTTCGAACTCGGACGGTCGAGGGCCGCGCGACGATGCAGCGTCCGAGTTCCATATCGCGCGCACCACCAACCACTTAGCCCATGCCGTTTGGCTGGAGCGAACTCGGACGCTCGCGGTCGTCCGAGTTCGAGCGCGTGTGTGGCCATTTTCGGTTGTCAATCAGCGTCGATTCAGACGCCCTGAACAGGGCGCTACGCGTCGAACAAAACCGCCTCTGGTGCGCCCCGCCTGGCCGCCCTATCCTTCATGCAGCTGTAGGTGCTCTGGCAACTGGGAAAGCTCCACCGCGAGTCCAGTTGGGTATCCCTCGCACAGCACGCGCGCTGGGACAGCTCGAGGCCGGCTGAGATAACGCCGAGCACCTCCGGACGAGGCCACGCCGCCACGTTCGCACGGGGAAGGTCGCGTACCCCCTCGGCACCTACAGCGCTCCCCACACCAGCTCGTAGCGACGATCGCCCACGAGGCTCTGCTTCGTGATGACGGAGGCCGTGCGCAGCGAGTTGATCGGCGCGCGACGGGCGCGGGCATCGCCGCCCTTCGTCTTTCGCTTCTGGTCGAGCCGCACGATCACCTTCGTCACCTGATCCTCGCCAGGGCCGGGGCGCACGAAGAGGAGCGCCGGGTCCTCGCGGTCGAAGTAGATGGCCGTGGGCTCGAGCAGCACGGACGGCAGACCATCGAGCAGCTCGGTGGTGAGCTGCTGCGTGACGTGATCCCACTTGCCGTCCGCCAAGTGAGCGAGCTCCTTCGCGCGCAGCGTGACGGCGGCGCTTCCGGGCTTCACGCCGAGAGGATCGAGCGCCGTGAGCGCGTCGCTCGGGATCGCGCCCAGCACCACGGCCTGCGTTTGCTCCTCCTTGCCCCCGCGCGCGCGCACGCGCTCGAGCAGCGCCGCGTATTGGCGCTCGATCTCGTGATCGACGGCGCCGGTGCGGGCCTCGGCGTCCATCATCCGCGCGCCGATCGCCGCCTCCGCGGTGCTCGCGCGCTTGAGGTACGCGTCCGCCGCGCCGCTCGCGCTGCCGGTCTTCCCGACGTTGTAACCGAACCCGGGGTCGATCCCAACAGGCACCTCGACCACTTCCCCCGTCGACGGATTCGTCCAGGACCGCGTGACGATCGGCGGCGAGGGACTGACCGCGAGCCCGAGCCGATTGAGATCGCGCTTGCTCAGGCTCTGCAGCGTGCAGCGACAGTTCCAGCCGTTCGGGGGCGCGTGCGTGTCCCACCACGGGTGATCGACGGGCAGCACGGTGTTGTGCCACGCGCGGTGCAGCGGGCGCGTCCGCGCGTCGAGGATCGCAACGTAGCGGAGGTAGGGGCGGCTGCCGGTCGTCTCGGTGAAGTGCTCCCAATGCCCGGCGGCGTAACTGGTGCGCAGGTTGGTGTCGAAGATCGTGCGCAGGCGCCGTGAGCCGAGCCGCACCTCGCGCTCCTCGCCGGTCTCGGGCTTGGTGACGGTCGTGCCCGTGAGGTAGTCGGCGAAGCCACTGGCGACGAGCTTCGCGCGCACGCGGCGCTTGAACTCCTGGAGCGTGAGCCCCTCGTCGAGTGCCGCGTCGACCACCTCGCGGATCGCCTGCAGCACGTCCATCTGCATGACGCCGGCGACGGTGAACGCCTTCGCATGCTCCTGCTGCCACATCTCCGCCCAGCGGAAGGACTGCTTGAGGCCGGCCTTCCGACGGAAGAAGGCGACGGCCTCGGTGGGCGCGACGCTCGCGTCCCAGCCCGCCGCCGCCATCGCTACCGCGCCCCATCAACACGGTCGGCGCCCGAGAGCGCGCTGTCGGTGCGCCCGCCGAGCCGCGTGAGAAAGCCCGCGCGCGCGAGCTGCTCCGCCAGCTTCGCCCCATCCATCGCGGCGAGGACTTCGAGGAGCTTGTCGCGCACCTCCCCGATCGACTCGGCGGCGTCGATGGCGTTGAGCGCAGGCTGAATGATCGGCTCGAGCGCGGGCACCCAGCCATCATCGGCCAGCATCTGCTCGACGAGCGCGTCGATCGCATCGGGTTCGGGGCCGCTGCCCTGCGCCGCTTGGCGGGCGGTGCGCATGGAGGCCAGCGCGCGCTGCAGCACGGGTCCGCTCGGCCCCGGCGGCGCCACGGGCGCGTGCAGCAGCTCCACGTCATCGCCCTCCGGCGGCAAGGGCAGGCCCAGCCGATCGCTCACGACCTTCGCCTCCACGCGGAGCCCGAGCGGCACGGCATCCTTGAGCGCGGAGACCAGGTCGAGCGGCTCGAGGCGATTGGCGACGCCGAGCTTGACCCGCGGGTAGCCGTTCCGCGGCTTCGGCCCGAGGTTGAGATCGACGATCGGGCGCACGAGGTCGCGGTGGAGCGTGCCCTGCAGCAGCCCCGCGTCCGCCTGGCGAATGTCGCCGCGCACGCGATCGTGCACTTCGCCCTGCGCGCGGCTGCCGCCGTTCTTCGCCGTGTCGGCGGTGAGCGTCTGGCCCACGACGGCCTTGCTCACCTGCCCATCGAGGAAGTTGCAGAGGCGCTCGTAGAGGTCGGTGCTGCCGGCCTTCTGCGCCTCGATGAAGTCGATCATCATCCCCTCGGGGACGATCGCCGCCGCGTCGCGCCCAATGTTCCGCACGGCGCGCAGCAGCGCGAGGCGATCGCTGTCGCTGGCGGCCGCGTCGTAGCGCCCGAGCCGCATGGGCTGGCCGAAGATCTCCGTGAACTGCACCCAGCTCTTGAGCGCGAAGTTCTTGAAGAGGTACGACCACGCGGCCGCGCGCGCGAGGCCGCCCCGCAGCGGGAGGCCGCTCTTCGCCGGGTGCACGTGGCGCACGAACTTGAACGGCACCAGATCCTCCGGCGGGCCGATCGTGCGCAGCCGGATGGTGCGACCGTCGTGCCGATCGAGCCGGAACCACTTCGGATCGCGCCAGTGCAGCGCGACGGGCATCCATTCCTTGCCGTCCAGGTCCCACTCGATCTCGCTCACCGAGTAGCCCTTGCCCACGGCGTCGAGGATGTCGAACAGCGCGCTCTCGAGCCAGTCGGTGGCGAGCGCCGTGCGCACCAGATCGGCCGCGCGCTTGTCCTCGGCGCTGTCGCTCGCGGCCTCGACGGTCACCTCGAGCTGCGAGACGGCGCGCTTCCGCGTGCCCATCTGGCTCAGGTAGTGGAGGTCCTTCTCCTCCATGTCTTCCGCGAGCGCCAAGTATTCGTCGGCGTCGGTCGTCTCGGCCGCGAGCAGGATATCGGCGATCCGGTCGGGCGTGAGCCCCTGCGAGGGATGCAGGAAGTCGACGGTGCGCACGCCGACGAGCGTCGGCCCGGCCTGCTCCTCGCGCAGCTTGCCCAGGTCGATCGGCTGCCCGAAGGCGTCATAGAGCGTCACCATCAGAATCCTCCCGCGCCGAAGCGCACCAGCGTGCCCCCGCGATCGTCGTCGTCCTGCTCGTCCGGCCGTGCCAGCGGGTTGCGCCGCGGCGCCGCCTCCGGCGTGGCCGCCGTGTAGCCCTCGTAGGCGAGCGCCGGCGTGCCGGCGACGCCGGCCGCGAGCGCGGCCGCCCAGAAGCGGTCCGCGTGGCCGCCGCCGTCGCGCTCGGTGATGATCCGCGGGTGCCCCGTGGGCCCCGCGATCTTCTTCGGGTTGTGGAGGTCGGACCGCAGCGCCGCATCGGCGGGGATGCGGATGCGCCGATCCTCGAAGCGATCCTTGAGCTCCGTCGCGAGATCGAGCTCCGACGCGCTCGTGAACACGACCCCTTCGACACGCCGCTTGCCGTAGCGCCGCTGGGCATCTTCCACGGGCTTCTCACCCATGCCCGTCTGGTCCATGCCGAGGCGCACCACGCGATAGCGCTTCACGAGGGCATCGAGCGTCTCGTCCTGGCGCCGAAACGTCGCGCCCTTGAGCGTCTGGATCTCGCGGCACCAGAGGATGCCCTGCACCAGCTCGAAGACCTCAGCCACCCAGAGGTCGCGCCGGCGCGCAATGTCATTGCCGATGTAGCACGGCCCGCCGGTGTAGCGCTCGGGCTTGCCGGCCTCGGGATGCTCGCAGCTGGCGATCAGGTCGAACGAGAGCCAGGAGAGCGCTTCGTCCAGCCACTGCAGCTCGAACTCCTGCTGCCACGCCTCGTCGTCGTTGAGCGCGCGCTTGAGCTCCTCCGCATCGCGCGGCAGGCCGTCGGCGATCGCCTGGTAGATGTCCACCTGGTGACGCGACCACCCATCATCGGCGCCGGTCATCAGCTCGTAGAACTTGTTCCCCTTCCCGTTGGGGGTGCTGACGACGCGGAGCTTGAGCCCGGGCGCCGAGATCACCGGAAAGAGCGCCTTCCAGATCGCGCGGCTGTCCTGGTGGAACGCGAACTCGTCGAGGAAGACGTTGGCGCTGAAGCCGCGGGCGGTGTCCGCGTTCGCGGGGAGCGCGGTGATGCGCGAGCCGCCCGGGAGCACCACCTCGAGCGCCTTGTACGACCCGCCCTCGCCATTCCAGTCGAACTCCCGCTCTTCAAAGACCAGTTGAAAGGCCTGCGCGTGGCGCTTGATGCCCTCCTCGATCGCCTCCTTCGCCTGGCGCTCCCCGCGCGAGAGAATCACCCAGCGTGCCTTGTCGCCCGTCGCGTGCGCGGTCATGCCATCGAGCACGATCTCGAGCGTCGTGGTGAACGTCTTGCCCGTCTGGCGCGCGAACATCCCGCACTTGAAGCGGGACCGGTCCTCGGCCCAGCGACGCTGGTAGGGGTAGAGAATCCCGTCGCCGACAGGCGAAGTTGGTGCCGATGCGGGCGCCCCGGCTGGCGCGACCAGCGCCGAAGTACTCCGCGCGGTAGCGGTCTTCTTCCGGGCCGCCATCATCCGAGAGCCTGAGCGGTTCGCTCACACCACGCGCGCAGCACCGCGAGCTGCTTCTCGGTGCCCTTCGGACTTCCACCACCGCTCGGCGCGTCGACCCGCTTCTCTGCCAGCAGCACCCAGCGACCGTCGGCTGGCGCCTTGCGTTCGACCGCCGCACGGAGCGTGGCGCCGCCGTCCCGCACGCTCACGGTGCATCCGTTCACGCGTGCGTACTGCTCGGCCCGCACCCACGCGAAGAGCGACTTCCGCGGACGCCACTTCACGCTCGCGCTCATCACCCTTCCCCCTTGATGCCGAGCGAGGTGAGCATCTCGCCGGCGAGCGCGCGCCCGATGAGGACGCGCTGCGCGGCTGAGATCCCGTCGAGCGCCCGGGCACGCTTCAGGAACTCCACGATCGCAGTGCCGCCTTGTCGCACGAAATCCTCGTGCGCCTCCCGCGTGCGCGGCAGGATCCAGACCGGGCCTGGCTCCATGATGACCAGCGGACGCACGACGCTCGCCGCGGGGATCGCATCGGGCGTCTCCACGACCCTAGGCTCAGTTGGATAGAGCGTGATGCGCGGCTGCAGCTCCGCGACGCCAGCAACCGCCGTCTGCGTGCGAGCGCCCATCGTCACGCGCCTCCAACGGGCGGCAGCCCGTAGATCGCGCGCACCTCGTTCACGACGGCCAGCGGGTCCTTCGCGGTGGCGGCCTCGTCGCCGGTCGCGGCGTCCACCTTCGCGGCGAGCTCCTTCCGAATGACCCGATCGATCTCCTCGTGCGTCTTCGACGAGAGTGTGATGTCGCGGAGCGCCTTCGCGAGCTGCGCAAAGTCCGCCGGCTTCACGGGCACCGCCTCGCCATCCTCACCGATGCGCGCGCTGATGACCTGAAACGCGATCGCCTTAAGCATCTCCAGCAGCGCCTTCCCGCGCATGCCGTTCGGGTCCTCACCGAACTGCGTGAGCAGCTGGCCGGCGATCGCCTGCGTGTCGCGCACGTGCGCGACGACCTTCTCGAACTGCTGGCGGTAGCGGTAGACCGACCCGCGGCCCGGTTCCTTGGACGCCGGGAGCCGGAACTGCTTGAGGTGCTCGACGAGCTCGTCGATCGTCGCGCCATCGCGGATGCGCGCATCGATCTCTGCTCGCACGCTCGCCGGGAGCTGTGTCACCTTGTTGCGGCGCGGGCTCATGGCGTCCCCCGGGCGAGCTCTGCGATCTCGTTGACCACGCGGGCGAGTGCGCGCAGCTCGTCACGGAGCTCGGCCAGCTTTCCATCGAGGACTTCGATGCGACGCGAGAGCGGCGCATCGCGCTCAGCCAGCGCCTTCTCGAACTGCGCCCGGTAGCGATGCACGGAGCTCCGCGCCGGCACCTTGTCGCTCGGCAATCCGAACGACTTGAGGTGTCCGACGAGCTCGTCCAGCGTGGCGCCGTCGCGGATGAGCCGGTCGATCTCGGCGCGCACCGGCGCCGGCAGGCGCGTGACCTTGCTGCGTGGGCTCATCAGCCGTTCGGCAGCTCGCGCGCCACGCCAGGCTGCTGGGCCCGGCCGGCCGCGACGTCCTGGCCGCGCCGCGTGATCGTGGCGACGGGCACGTCGCCCACGAACTCGACGTCGACGAGCAGCTGCTCACCCAGCCAGGTCAGGTCACTCGCCACCTGATCCTGCGTGCAGATGAAAAACGCGCTCTCGAGCGCGCTGTGCACGACGGAGCCGTTGAGGCTCATCCCCGGCGCGGCGTCCAGGAAGCGCAGGATGGCGAGCCGGCGGTGCTCGGCCTGCAGCTGGGCGAAGGTCTTGCGGGCGGGCATCTCAGCTCTGCTTGAGGAGGTGGCGCTGCACGATCTCGAGCTGGTGCACGATGCCGTCGAGCTGGCGCTGGATCGCACCGTCGAGCTGGCGCTGCATGGCCTCCGTCCGCTCGTCGATCGCGCTCACCGCGCCCTTCAGGTCCGACTCGAGTGTCTTCATGTCGCCCCGCTGCTCCTGGATCGCCGCCCACACCTTGCCGTACTGATCCCGATCGGGCCGACTGTCGATCTGCACGCGTAGCATCGCCATCTCGGATCGCATCGCGGCCACTTCCTCGCGCCGCGCGATCTGCCGCTGGTGCAGCCACAAGAGCAGCAGGGCGAGCGATTGCACGAGCTGGAAGACGAGGCCGAAGATCTGGATCGGGGAGCCCATCCCGGCGGGCACGTCGGCGAACGTCATGCGGCGACCCCGAGGTGCGCCCAGGCGGCGTAGAGCCCGCCCTGCTCGAACGCGGCGATCAGTTCGTCGCTCGGCTTTCCCGCGATCGCGCCCAGCTGGGCGTGCGGGCGATCGCCCTTGCCTCCATCGAACCCCGGCCAGCGCCCGCCCCATGTGAGCCCCTGCTCTTCGACTGCCTCCCCGTAGGCGTTCCACTCGGCATCGGTGAGGTTCCAGCCGCGCTCAGCCGAGACGCAGTCCACCGCGCACCCGAGCCCGTGCGAGGAGTTCTTCGCCTCGCGCTGCTTTGACGCGCCGCGCAGGAAGTACTCCTGCTGCAGCACGTCGCGCCGGAGCGTCTCGTACACGACGAGGTCGAGGTGGTGCGCCGTGTTCACGGCAGCGAGCGCGGCGGTGATGCGCGTGCGCAGCGCGGGGTGGACGTAGGCGAGGTCGCTGATGCGAACGAGCGACACTTCGCGCGGGGACAACCGCGAGACGGTGGGGGGCATGCGATCAGCGATCGGAGGGCGGCGGCGGCGTGTCCGGGGCAGCGTCGCCCTTCCAAGTGGTGCGCTTCCCGACGTACTGGAGCACGTCGAGGCCGGCCATGCCGCCCAGGAAGAGCAACCAGTTCACGTCCGGCGCCCAATCCCGCCAGAGCACGCGCCATGCGGTCGCCAGCACGCAGACGAGCGAGACGACGATGCGGGTGTTCGTGGTGGGAAGGTCAACGAGCCAGCGCACGGGCAGCCAGGGCGGAAGACGCGACACGGGGGACGCGCGAACGATGTCGCGTGTCCCCCGTGGTCCCTACCCTGAACGTGTTCCGGGCGCCGCTCAGTCGAGCACGAACAGCTCGGCCTGCAACGCGTCGGGCCCGATCTTGTACAACGCCGGCGCGGCCAGCCCCGCGGCCGTCACCAGGCGGACGTAGCGCTCCGTCCGCGACAGCTTCTGCGCGATCTTGGGCATTGAGACGCCCTTGGCCCGAAGCTGCAGCACCTTCGCCGCCACGCCGATCTCGTTCGGGACGTCGACGCTCGTGCCCCCGTAGCGGCGCCCCAGCGCGCACGCCGCTCGCATGCCGATCACGCGCACGAGCTTGGAGCCTTGCTGGGGCTGGCGCGGAAAGTACAACCGGCGGCCGCCGAACGCAGCCGACAGGGCGATCGCATGCTTCTCGCCCACCACCTCCGAGAGCAGCGCGAAGGTGGTGCCGCGTGGGCCGCGGCTCGACTGGCTCACGACGCGGGCGCCTCGCCGGACGGCAGCGCCGGCGACGTCGTCGCCGTCGGGCTGCTGGTGGCGGACGTGGCGCGCACGCGCGCGCTCCACGCCTTGAGGCCCTCGAGCACGCTCCGCAGCTGCGGCGTGTCGCACCACTCGAGGCGCGAGACCTTCGCCTGGCGCTCGACGAAGGCGGAGAGCCCTTCCTCGCTCGCGTCGGTGACCGCGCCGGCCGCCGCGAGCTCGGCCCACAGCGCGCGGATGAACTTGACCTCGGGGCGGTCGGCCGACTTGAACGCCGGCGCGCCCGCCTTGGGCGCGAAGCCGCGCTCGCGCATCAGGGTGATGAGCTGCTCGAGCTCGCGCTGGGTGCAGTCCTTCGCGCTCGCCTTGCCCGTCACCTGGCGAAGGACGTCGCGATAGGTGGCCTCATCCCAGCCGAGGGCGCGCTTGCCGGCGTGCACTGCGCCGAGCAGGCCGCGGATGCCGTGCCGCATCGTCGCGGCCGTCACCAGTCGGCGCGCGTGACGACATGCGCCACGCCCCCCAACGCGGTGGGACGGGTCTCGCCGGTGCGCTTGAAGAGCCCGGGCGCCGTGCGCGTCGGCCGGCACAACTTGGTCACGAGCGGACGCACGCTCAGCACCGACGCGTGCAGCTGCTCCGCGATCTCGTCGGCCGTGAGCGCCACGCCCGGGCGCATGAGGGCGCGGACGCGATCGGCGAGGCACGCCTGCTGCTCGGCCCGGGCCGTGCGCGCCTTCTCGATCGACGCGGAGACCTTCGCCTGCGCGCCCGTGCCCGCGGCCGCGTGCGCGACCGACGGCCGCGGCGTCGCGCGGTTTCGGAGGAACGTGAGCTGCTCGTCGTTCATCCGACACCTCCCGCCGGCGCCGTCGCCGATGGCACCGGGATCGGCGTCACGAGGAGTACGGTGGTGGGGCTGGGGAAGCGCCACCGCGCACGGAGTTCGGCGGCCGCTTGCTCGAGCGCGATGGCCGTGGTGGCATCGCCCCAGCGCTGCAGTCGCTTGCCCTTCTCGGCGAGCAGCTCATGGATCGCGTCCGACTCGATCCACGCGGCCTCGCGGAGCGCCGCGCCGATGATGCCGGCGAAATGGTCGATCATCGGCGCCGGCATGCCGAGGAGCTGCAGCTGCTCGAGGAGCGAGCCGATGTGGCCGGCGACGGCGATCTCCGCTGCCTTGCCGCCCGCGCGCTCGCAGACGGCCGCGTGGCGGGCGCGCGCCGCCTGGACGCGGGCGGCCGGCGCGGCGTGCAGGGGGATGGTCGTCATGCGGCCACCTGCCCCCGCGCGTCGAGCTCGACGTCCAGCGCCGCGGGCTTGATGTAGAACTGCTCGCCTGGGGAACGGATCGTCACGCCGGCGATCGTCTCGGCCAGCTTCGCGTCGCGGAGCATCGCCTCCTTATCCACTTCCTCCTTCGTGCGGATGAACTGCGTGAGCTTGAGCTGCTTGCAGCGCGCGATCACGTCGTCGACCTTGCGGAGCGAGACGGAGCGTGGGAGGTCGCGCCACTGCAGGCGGCCCGAGGGCATCGTGGCGGTCTTCGTGCCCGGAGCGACGAGGCGCTCGCGATGCGCCGTGCAGTAGGCCTGGAGCGCGAGCGCGTGCTCCTCGATCGCGGTCTTGATCGGCGCGGCTTCCTCCTCGAACGAGGCCTTGAGGCCGGCCACGTGCTCCTGCAGCTCGAGCTCGAGGCGCTGCAGTTCGCGGACGCCGGCGCCGAGGGATTCGATCACGGCGTTGGCGACCTCGTCATCCGGGATCGCGATCTTCCGAGGCGCAGCGATCGCACCCTTCTTCGTGGTCTTCGTGGTCATGCGGCAGGCGCCTCCTGGGGCGCAGGGATCGGTGTGGGAGGCGTCGAGGCCGAGCGGCCGAGCGCGAGCTGCTCGAGCCGGAACAGCGCGGCAAACGCCGCACTGTGGTCCTCGACGAAGCGTTCGAGTTGGTGCAGGCGCTCGAGGCGCGGCGCGGCGGCCTGCATCGCCGCCGTCAGCCGTCGGATCTCGGCGCTCTGGTGATCGAGGTGCTGCGTGAGCCAGTCGATGTCGCTGAGCACGGTCGTGTCCCAGCCCGTCTCATCACCGGCGTCCGGTGCCTCGGGACGGCCGTGCGTGATGAGCGCCTGCCGCCGCACCCGCTGGCGCCGAAGGATCTGCGCCAGCGTGCCGAGGTCGAGGGCGGGGCGGGAGGTCATGTCAGCTCGCGTCCTCGGCATCGTTCGCACCCGACAGCATCGCGGCGGCCTTCTTCAGGTGCGCGAGGGTGATGTCGCCGCCCGCCTTGCCGGCGGCCGCGGTAGCGAGCCGCAGGACCTTCGTGATGAGCCGGAGCCCGCCGATCTTCGTCCCCAGCTGTTCGCAGAAGTCGCGCTCGTCCTCGTCGAACACGCCCCAGACGTCCAGCTGCGCGCGCACGTCGCGCGTCGTCGGCCGCTCGATCGAGAGCCGGAACCCGAGCCGCGACGCGAGCTGCGGCATCATGCGGAGCTTCGCGTCGAGCCCCAGCTCGCCGATCAGAACGACGCCCACGCTGGTTAGGTCGTGCAGCCGGCGAATGGCGTCGAGCGCGCGCAGGGACAGGTGGTGCGCCTCGTCGATCACGAGCAGACCGCCCGTGTCCACCAGCTTCGAGCGCAGCAGCTCGAACGCCGGCGAGCCGCCGTTCTGGCGCGGGGTGACGTCCATCGCCTCGCAAATCGCGCGGAGACAGGGCACGTCGTTCTTGCTCACCGGCGTCATCTCGGCCACGAACACCGAGGGATGGTTCGCCTGGTAGCGACGCACGACGGTGCTCTTGCCGACGCCTGGCGAGCCGGCGATCGCGCCGATGTCCCCGAGGCTCTGCACCATGGCGAGCGTCTTTTCGATCTTGGCCGCGGTGGGCCCGCGGAAGTAGTCGGGCGCGCCAGGCATCATGGCCAGCAGCGAGACCTGCTCGCCGCGGTGGCGCAGCCAGTGCGCCAGCTTCGCCTCGAACCGCTCGGTGTCGGCGGGATACTTCCCGTTCAACACCTGGTTGAAGGTGCTTTGCGGGATGTTCGTCTTCCGCGCGAGCTCGACCTGCGTGATGCCCTCGCTCCGCATCACTTCCTTCACCCGCTCCACCACCGTCTTCCCGCCTGGTTCACCCACGATGACCTCGTTGGTCCGGTGTACCCGTTGTGCCGTCCCGCCGGCACCGTTAGCGTGCATGTGCATGTGCTTCACCTCGGCGGCTTCGACCGCCCGTTGGGACGGCGCCTCGTGTTCGAGCACGGGGCGTCGTCGTTTTCCGCCCTAGCCCACCGCGCTCTGCGGCGGGCGCTCGAGCGGCGCCTCCAGCTCGCCATCGTCGGCGAGCAAGTCGTACAAGTCGTCGATGTGCGCGCCCTGCCGGTCGTCGGCGAGCCGTGCCGGCGCGACGCGCGTCGGCGTCGCGGCCACTTCGCCGGGGAGCGGGACGCCCGCCTGCAGCGCGAGCGTGGCGCGATCGAGCAGGTTGCCCGTGCTGCGGTACTCGATCGACGGGTGACTGCCCGCGGCCTCGATCATCCGGCGCCAGAGCTCGCGCGCGGCCTTGCGGTGCTCGCGCTGGAGCCGGCCCACGCGTTCCGCGTCGGCCGCGGAGCGATAGCTCGTCTCGCCCAGCGGCTGTGCGCGCCCGAGCACCTCGCCCGTCGGCGTCTCGATGCGCACGCCGAGCTGCAGGGATTCGTGGGGGTGGTAGCGCACCAGCACGCGCTTGCCCACGTGGCCGAGCAGGTTCACATCATGGAACGCGGTCCCGAAGACGTGCACCGTGCAGTCGCGCCGCACCTTGACCGTTTCCGAGAGCAGCCAGAACTGCTCGAGCTGCGCCGGCGTGGCGATCGGGATCTCGCCGCGCGCGCGCCGCGCCTGCCACCCTTCCTCAAACACCGCCTGGTAGCTCGCGCCGTTCGCCACGCCGCCGCGACGCCCCGGAGTCTCGTTGTAGCGCGCGATCGCATCCAGCACGACAGCGAGCGTGAGCTCGTAGGGCACAACGTCGCCACGGTACGTGTGCGGCCGCAGATGCGGGCTCCGGCCGATCCACGCGCCCCGCAGTCGCTCGTCCACCTCGAACGTGGTGTTGAGCGTGCCGAAGGCGCGCTCGACCGGCTTGGCGCGGCCGTTCTTCACCGTCGCGAATCCCCAGGAGACGCCGAGGCGCGTGAAGACGCCCGCGACTTCATCCGGTACGCCGGACCACCGCTTGCGGCCGGAGCCACCGCCCGAGACGATCGGCGAGCTGAACGCGCGGCCGTTGTCCGAGCGCACGTGGTCGGGGAGCCCGTAGCGGCGGCACATGGCGCCGGCGCAGAGCAGCGTGTCCGCGATGCTCTCGCTCTTGGCGAGCTTCGCGCCCACGATCGCGCGGCTCCGCACGTCTTGGAAGGTGATGAGCGTGAGCCGCATCGCCTTGCCGCCGGGGAGCGCCGTCTGCCAGTTGAGCTCCGAGCCGTCGACGGTCAGCTCGCCGTAGACCACCACGTCGCGCAGATGCCGCCGCGGATGCGGCACGATGTTGCGGATCCCCTCGTCGCCGAACGCCGCGAAGTGGCGCGCCAGCGCGGGCTCCTGCTGGAATCGCCGCGCCACGCGGGCGAGTGACGGGACCTGCGCGCCGGCGAACTCGATCGAGCCCACGACCTGGCGGTAGCACTCCTGGAGCGAGCCGCGCGGCGCATGCAGCTTGAGCGCGCGCACGCGCAGGTAGACGGCCTCCTCGAGCTCGGTCCACGACCCCCGAGCGCCTGTCGCGTACTTCGGAAGCAGAAGGCCGATCCACTCGGACATCGGGTGCCCGGCTACGGTGGCTCGATAGCGCGCAATGGTCGCCTCCGACAATCCGAAGTCGCGCGCGGTGCGCGCGACGGCCGCCGTCGCGCGCTCACCCGCCTCGAGCAGGTTGCCGAGATAGTTCAGCGCTTGCACGGCCCGGTCAGCGCGCGCGCGCACCTTTGGCGGAGCCGCGGCGTATCGCTCGATCGCCGGTGTCGAGGGCGCCGGCAGCGCGACCACACCCGCGGCATGTTCGGCTTCCCGAGCGGCGAGCGCCGCACGGACCGGTGCCGGCAGCGTCGCGACGCAGTACTCGCGGCCGCCGCCGCGCCCGAACCGTGGACGCCACGCCCACTGTTCCGCCTGCGCGCGCGCGAGGATGCGCCGCTCGCTGGTCGGCATACCGACGAGACGAAGCGCCGCGAGCGCGGCCGCCGAGACGTACTCGCGCGCGCTAGCCATTGCGCAGCGCCTCGCGGCACGAACGACAAGCGGTGCGTCGAGCCCAGACGACGTGCCACCACCGCTTCCCCGCGCGCGCTGCCTTTCGACGTCCGCCAGGGCGCCATCGCGGAACGAGCGACTGCAGACGGCTGGCCGGGTCGCTTCCGTCTGCGCGGCGACGGTAGTTGTAGATAGATCGCTTGCTGATCGCGAACTCGCGGGCTGCGGCCGCACACGCCGCGTCGACAGTCCAGCCGTTCGCGACCAGCGCGTCACAGACCTCGATCGCACGAAAGGCGCGCTCGGCGCGTTCACGCGCCTTTGGTCGCGCGGGCGCAGAGTGGTCTCGCGCGGACGCCGGCGCCGACAGGAGATGCTCAGCCATCGGACGGAGCGATCGCCTCGGAGAGGACCGCCTCAACGACGTCGGCCGACGGCGCACCCGGACCGACAGGGAACCCCCACGCGATCGCGACCAGCTTGCCCTTGATCTGCGAGCGCACGCGCGCGTCATCGGGGACGCCCAGCGCCAGGCGCCACTGCTCGATCTCCGCGGCCCACTTGGCCCGGAGCGGCTGCGACAGCGGGCCGTCGTTGCGCGCGACGCGCCAGATCACGAGACCGTGCGTGCGCTTGCAGCTCACGACGCAGCCGCGGAGCAGCTCGCGCCAGCGCCACTTGTCGAGCGTGGCATTGGCCTCCTCGAGCAAGACCTGCCGCAGGTCATGGAGCGGGCCGATCCAGATCGAGGACCGCTTGCCCACCTTCACGTGGAGCAGCTGCGCGCGCCCGGTCATGCGTCGCTCCCCGGGCGCGAGTCCGCGGCGCGCAGCAGGAGGAGCTTCTTCCGCTTCTCGCGCAGCTCAGTCGTCTGGCGATCAAGGCGCCCGAGCTCGGCGTCGATCACGTCGGCGGGCGACAGCAGCTGACAGCCGCGGGACTGCGCGAGCCACGCGGTGAGAGCGAGCGTGCCCGTGGCGAGCTCGAACGCGGCGGCCCATTGCATCGGAAAGCGATGGGCGGTGCGGCTCTCGGCCGTCCACGCGTCGAGCATCGCCTTCGACACATGGATGCCGGTCAGCTCCGTCATCCGATCAGCAATGCGCTCGCGCGTGAGCCCACGCTGCTGGCGCGCGTGCGCGATCGCATCGATGAGGATGGCCCGGAGGGGCGCGTCCAGGTCGAGCGTCCCGAGCTCTTCTGGCAGCGGACGGGGGAGGTCGAACTCGAGGGCGATCTGGTCGAGTTCGTGAGTCGAGGCAGGGGGCTTCACTGGCTACGCCGCCTTGCCTGATAGACGATTGCGTCGGCGCGCCCAACCCGTAGGATTGCGGTGGCGCTCGGCTCGCCCGTCGATCCGCGTGCCGTCAGAGTGATAGCGGTCCGGCCAGAGGTTCCATGGCTTCAGCCCCAGCGCCATCGCCACCGCCGACTCGGCGCGCGCCGACTGGAGTTGACCGTGGATCGCCTTGATGGCCCACGTACGGCTCTTCTTGTTCTGCGCGGCGATCTTGGACGCGTTGGTGCCGCGGCGTCGCAGCTCGGCGATGATGATCTGGGGGTGCACGCCGCCCTCGAGTGGACTGAAAAGGGATACTTGTAACCGCTTTTCCGAACATTATGCCTCGTAAACGGTCTGTCAAGGGCGGTATTCAGGACACGCGCGCCGGCGATCAAGCTGCCTTCATCGAGCGACTTGGGGAGCTCCGCGACATGCTCGGCAGCGTTCGGGATCTCGCGATCCGGGCCGGCATCGCACCGAGCGTCGTCGCGTCGTATTTCAAGGGGGCGGACCCGAGCCGGCGGCGCGTCATCGCGCTCGCGGAAGCCGCGGGCGTGCTGCCGGAGTGGCTCCTAACGGGTGATGGGCCACGCGACCCAGCGACGCCTCCGCTCAGTCCCGTGCGCAACGGAATCGAAGACGGTGCCTACCGTCCGCTTCAACGCCGGCTCGTCATGTTGCCAAGCCTAGACGCACGCGCCCCCGAGGGGACGCCAGGGCTCTCGATCTCGTGGCTCGGATCGAAGTATCCCGATGGTCAGATGACGCAGCTATGGATCGCGGGTTGTACAGAGGATGCCTTGCGCCCCGTGCTGCGAAATGGCGCCATCGCGGTGATCGATCAGAGCGACAAGCCAAAGGGCAAGGCCGTGTGGGGCGTGTGGGCAATCGACCACAATGACCGCATCAAGTTTCGACGACTCGCCTACAGGCAGCCCGGTAGGTTGGTCGCCGTCGCGGCCGAGAGCGACGATGCCGCGCAGGCGAGATCAGAGCGCGACAAGGATTACCCTCCGATTCCGATCGCCGAAGGTTCGGAGACTCAGATTCTCGGGCGCGTCATCTGGACCTTTCAGCCAGTCGAGTGACGGACGGGCTCGCAGAATGGTTCGGGTCGCTGGCGCGAAGAGGGTGTTCCTCGGCAGGTTGCCGCGACAGTCAGAAATCGTGATGGGCGCTCGGCGACGCGGTCGATGCCCTCCTTGCTGCGACTAGATGGAGGATTCGATCATGCGAGTACTCGGATATGGGGCAGCGGCCCTTCTGCTGTTGGGTGGCACGTCATGCGGCGGCGCGTCGTCGGCGACCGGCCCTAGCGCGCAATCGCTCGTAGGAGCATGGGAGTTCACTCGAGGCGCTGGGCCGAGTGGGTGCCTGCAATCGGAGCTCACTTACTACGCGCGCATCACGAGCAGCTATCAGCTCGACGATGGCGGCGTCAACGTGGTGACCGACTGGGACGTTCGATCCCCGGCGCAGTTTCAGTGGTCGCTCACCGGTAACATCAACGTGAAGACGCGCCAGGTCGTGCTCAACTTCTGGCTGCGCACGTTGGTGACCGGTGAGGAGTTCGACGGAGTACTCGGTGACGACGGGACGATCACCGGAACGCTCGTGGATCCCAAGCCAGGCTTCGGCGCCCACTACACGGCCTATGGCAGTTGCACGGTCACGATGAGAGGGCGGCGAGTCGGGGCGTGAACCAATGCTCGTCGGATGCGCGTCGCCGACGAGGGTGGCACGCGTCGGGGTTGTTCAATCGCAGGAGGTGAATCGTGGGCCGTGATGCAGGTGGAGCCGTCGGAGCGCTGTTCGTTCTCGCCATCAGCCTGGGCTTTGCCGCCCTCGTCTTCCTCCTCGGCCGTGCGCTGGTGCTGTGGTACTGGCGCGTGAACGAGGCGGTGACCTCGTTGCAGGCGATCGAGAAGCACCTCGAGCGCATCGCGCGGCAGGGCGGCGGTTCGCGGACCGACGCGTGAACTGACGCTCGGCTGACGGGTACGGCTAGGTTCGGCGGCTCGGCCCGCGACGCGGTGGGCCGAGCCTTCGCCACCCCTGGCCCCTGCACGTGCCCTATGGCATCCGCCCGTCCCCCGCGTCCCGTCGTGCCGCTCCGCGGCGCGGCCCCGTACCAAGGCGGCAAGCGCAACCTCGCGCGCCGCATCCTGCCTCGCCTCGAGGCGATCCCCCACCAGTGTTACGCCGAGCCCTTCGTGGGCATGGGGGGCATCTTCTTCCGGCGGCGCCAGGCGGCGCCGCTCGAGGTCGTCAACGATCGCTCGCGCGACGTCGCGACCTTCTTCCGCGTGCTCCAGCGACACTACGTGCCCTTCCTCGAGATGCTGCGCTGGCAGCTCACGGTGCGGACCGAGTTCGAGCGGCTCGTGGCCACCGATCCGGAGACGCTCACGGATCTCGAGCGCGCGGCGCGGTTCTACTACCTGCAGCGGACGGCGTTCGGGGGGAAGGTGGCGGTGCGCTCGTTCGGCGTGAGCCCGACGACGCCGGCGCGCTTCGACCTCACGCGGCTCGTTCCCGAGCTCGAGGCGCTGCACCTGCGGCTCGCCGGCGTCGTGATCGAGTGCCTGCCGTTCGCGGAGCTGCTCCGCCGGTACGATCGCCCGACCACGCTCTTCTACCTGGACCCGCCGTATTGGGGCTGCGAGGGGGACTACGGCCCGCTCTTCGCGCGGTCCGACTTCGAGGCGCTGGCGGACCAGCTGGCGCGGCTCAAGGGGCGCTTCCTGCTCTCGCTCAACGACGTGCCGGAGGTGCGGGCGACGTTCAAGCGGTTCAAGATCGAGCGGGTGGAGACGACCTACACGCTGGGGGTGCAGGCGGCGCAGCGGGTGGGGGAGGTGCTGATCTGCGCCTGAAAGTTACCCTTGAAGAGGCAATGTCCCCTGATGCTCCCAGCTGAGCGGCTTCACTCGAGCAGGCGTTTCGAACGGCCGTCCATCGAGCAGGTCCCTGACAGTGCGGATCTGCAGGCGCGGATATCTAACACCAGAATATGTGTACATGCCGGCCTTGGCGGCCTCTTCCAACATGCCCTTCGTTGGCTTGCCAAGGCAGATGAATCCCGCCATCTCGGTGGAGTCTCGCTCGAGTACGCCTCGCAGTTCGCGGATATGCGCGGGTTGCAAGTGCGATCCCCCCTTGACGGAGATCACCATGTTGCGGAGACCGGACTTGGTCTCGAAGTACAAGCGACCGTCGATGCCGTGGTCACCGGAGGAGCGGTTGTTGCAGAAGCCGCCCGCCTTCTCCACAACCCAGTGTTGGAACTGTCGGGGGTCCCGCTCGAAGAGATCCTGTGCTGATTCGACGCTCTGAGGCACGCCTCCGATCAAGTATTGCTCCCCGTCGAGCAGGCCGTATCGCTGCTGCAGTACGTCGCGCACGATTTGCACCGAGAGGATCGCTATGTCGCAGCCGATCCATCTGCGACCGTTGAGGTGCGCGGCGTAGATCGCCGTGCCACAACCGCAGAATGGATCGAGCACAACATCGCCAGGGTTGCTCGAAGCCTTCACGATTCGATCGAGCAGGGCGAGGGGCTTCTGCGTCGGATATCCCAAGCGCTCCGTCCCGAGGTTGTGGATCGGCTTGATGTCTGTCCAGATGTCCTGAAGGGGGACACCCGGAAGATCACTCAGGTACTGCTTGAGGCGAGGCATTCCGCCGCGGGCGCGCGGCCAGTGAATGCGGCCCAGTGCGTCGAGGCGCTCGAGTTCGGATGGCGGATATGCCCAGTGTCGCCCCTTCGCGGTAACGTCAAGGTCGCGCCATGGCTTCCCAGTCTCGCCATTTCGAGTTCCTGCGCCGGTTAAGTCCATCCGCTTCCAGCGCCGCCCGTCCGCATCTTCATGATCGAAGAACGTCTCTATGTAATCGGGATCGTATGGCTGGTAGAGCGGGTTCCAAGTGAAGCGCTCAGTCTTCGTGTAATACAAGAGGACGTCATGCACCGGGCCGTACTTCTTCGCGCTGCTATGGGCGCTAGTTCGCTTCCAGACGATTTCACTCCGGAAGTTGGTGTGACCGAAGACGGCGTCCATCATCACCTTGATGTAGTGACTCGCCGCGGGGTCGCAGTGCAAGTAGATCGACCCCGTCGGCTTCAGCACTCGCCGCATCTCGAACAGGCGGTAGGTCATGTACAGCAGATAGGCGAGCAGCCGCGGCTCGCTGTTCCGTAGAGCTTTGATCCACGCGTTCCAGAAGATCACGACATCATCCGCGACATCATACTTCCGGAGCTCAACGTTCAAGTTTCGCGCCAGCTCCTCCTTCTCTGCGTCCATCGTCCATGCGTCGCAAAACGCCTCCTCTTGTTCAGGCACCGGGAGGCCCGTGAGCTGCTTGTAGATCAGGTTGTAGGAGCGCTGGCTATTGAACGGCGGGTCGAGATATATCAGGTCCACTGAGTTCGACGACATCGATCGAAGAACCGTCAGGTTGTCCCCGTAGAGCAACTGGTTGGGGCGATTGCCGCCCTCATAGGCTCCCGCCTCGATCAGGTGCGCCTGGTCCGGATGGTTGCGGCGCGGGGCAGCTCGGCGACCTGGAGACATGCTGTTTTCAGGGCGAAAGACGCGGCGAGTTCGGAAGGGGGAACAGCGCGACGAGATAGTACCGCGGGGACCATGGCGCCGCGAGAACCCCCGGAACCGCCTAATCGCCCCTAGGACGCCCGATCGCCCCACCGGTGCCCCCTCGGGCCCAGCCGGGGGGCGATCGGCCCGTCAATAGGGCAATCAATAGGATTCAATAGGGGTCCCGGCGCCAATCGCCTCCGCGCATTGGCCGATTTCCGCGAAACCGGCCCCTTTCGGCCCGGAATGGGGGGTGGTATCCTGCCCCGTCGCGGGGGTGCCCCCGCCGGCCGCGCGGTGTCCATTGCCCGCGATCGCGCCCCCGCGCCCGTGGCCCTTCCGGGCGGCCCCGGAACCGCTTCCGGTTAACCCCGGGCGCCGCCCGCCGCGACTCTTCGCGGCGTCATGGCCACCGTCGCTCGCCCGCTCCAGCTCGCCTGTCACGCCGCCCAGGTCCCGGCTTCTGCCGCGGACGGGACGCCGCCAGCGCGCGTGCAGCTCCTCCCCGCCGGCACGTTCGGCGGGGCCGACGGCCGCGGGCCGTGGATCGTGCGCGACGGCGCGGCCGTCGTCGCCGCCTCCCTGGCCAAGGCCGCCACCACGAGCGGCCAGATCCCGATCGACTTCGATCACGCCTCGTTCCTGGACGCCGACACGGCGCCGGCTGCGGGCTGGATCACCGGTCTCGAGATCGACAGCGACGGCTGCCTCTGCGGCGACGTCGAGTGGACGCCACGCGGCGCGCAGGCGATCGCGAGCAAGGAGTACCGCTTCCTCTCGCCGGTCTTCGACTTCGTCGCGGGCTCGTTCCCAGGCGAAGTCGTGTGCCTTCGCGGCGCCGGGCTGACCAACCGCCCGAACCTCCGCCTCACCGCGCTGTCCGCCCAGGACGCGCGCCTCTCCCCCTCATCCGATCCGTCGATGACTCCCGAGCAGCTTGCTGCGCTCCGGGCGGCGCTGGGCCTTGCGGCCGATGCGTCGACCGAGACCGTGCTCAACGCCGCGCGCACCGCGCAGGCGCGCGCCCAGGCGCCCGACCCGGCGCAGTACGTCCCCGTCGCCGTGCACACGGCGGTCGTCACCGAGCTCAACACGATGAAGCTCGAGACGCGGAAGGCCGAGGCGGCTCGCCAGGTCGAGGCCGCGATCACCGCCGGCAAGATCACGCCGGGACAGCGCGAGTGGGCCACCGCCTACTGCACGCAGAACCCCGAGGGGTTCGCGCAGTTCGTGGGCGCCCAGCCGACGATCGTCGCGGCCGGCGCCAGCGCCGCCGACGCCGGCAAGGACGGCGCCGACGCGGCCGCGCGCGACAACGTCACGGCGCTCAACGCCGACGAGCGCCGGATCGCCGAGCTGCTCGGGCAGGACCCCGCGAAGGTGCTCGCGCAGAAGCAGCGCGACGCCGCGGCCCCCTCCACCTCTCGCACGGAGTAAGGCCCGATGGCTGCTCTCGCTGCAATGCGCCAGACGCCGCGCCGGCGCGGGGAACTGATCCCCGTGCCGCTCAAGGCGAACGCCAAGCCCTACCAGGGCGGCATGGTCCAGATCGACGCGACGGGCTACGGCGTGGCGGCCTCCGCCACCGTCGCGAACCGCACGGTCGGCGTCTGCCGGTCGAACGTCCTCGACGCGGACAACACCGGCGGCGCCGACGGCGCCAAGACGATCGAGGTCGAGCGCGGGGTCTTCCAGTTCGGCAACTCCGCCGCGGCCGACCTCATCGCGCTCACCGAGTTCGGCCAGCCGTGCTACGTGGTCGACGACCAGACGGTGGCCAAGACCAACAACGCCGGCGCGCGCCCCCAGGCCGGCATCGTCCGCGGCGTGGACGCGGGCGGCGTCTGGGTCGAGTTCTAACCTCCCACTCCCACAGCCATGCTGATCTCGACCAATACCCTGCTGGCGCTCCGCACCAACCTGCGGGCGGAGTTCCAGTCGGCGTTCGAGACCGCCAAGCCCTGGTGGGCGCAGGCGGCCACGGAAATCCCCAGCTCGTCGCGCTCGAACACGTACGAGTGGCTCGGCGCCTTCCCGATCATCCGCGAGTGGCTCGGCGATCGCGTCGTCCAGGCGCTCGGCCAGTCGAGCTACCAGATCCTCAATAAGACCTTCGAGGGCACCGTCTCGGTCTCCCGCGACGATCTCGAGGACGACAACCTCGCGGGCGCGAAGATCCAGACGCAGCAGCTCGCGGCCGCGGCCGCGAAGCATCCCGACCAGCTGCTCGCTGCGCTCATGGTGGCGGCGTTCACGACGGGCCTCGCCTACGATGGCCAGGCGTTCTTCTCGACCACGCACCCGGTCAAGGACGTCAACGGCGTGGCACAGAACGTCTCCAACTCGGGCGGCGGCGCCGGCAACCCGTGGATCCTCGCCCAGCTGGGCGGGCCGATCAAGCCGTTCCTGTTCCAGAAGCGGCGCGAGTACGCGTTCACCGCGCTCGACGACCCGCGCGACCACCAGGTCTTCTTCCGCAAGGAGTTCCTGTACGGCGTCGACGCGCGCGTGAACGCCGGCTACGGGCTCTGGCAGCTCGCCTACGGCAGCAAGTCCGCGCTGTCGACCGCGAACTACGACATCGCGCGCACGGCGCTGCGGAACATGACCGCCGACGGCGGCACCAAGCTCGGCGTCCAGCCCGACACGCTCATCGTCGGCCCGTCGAACGAGGCGAACGCGCTCAACATCATCGCGGCCGCCAACCTCGCCAACGGGGCCAGCAACATCTTCCTGAACACGGCCAAGGTCCTGGTCGTGCCGGAGCTCGGCTGATGGCGCGCGAGGACCAGCTCGTCCAGCGTCGGGTGCGGATCACCCACCCGTACCGCGATGGCATCGCCTTCGCGGGCTTCCAGCACCCGGCGGAGGCGACGTATCCGCCGGGCACGTTCACCGACGACGAGCTCGCGGCGATCCAGAGCGACGCCGGCTTCCAGGTCGAGGTCCTCGGCCCGGAGGGCGACGACCCGTCGAGCGGCGTCGTGGGCAGCATCAAGGGCGCCGCAGCGCCCGACCCTGGCGCCGGGGAGGTGAAGGCCCCCGACGCCCCCGTCACGGCCGGGGCCGAACCCCCGGTCGTGGCGGACACCGCCTCCTCCGCGCCCGACGCGTCCGCGTCGCCGGCGCCCACGCCCGCCTCGAGCGGGAAGGGCAAGGGCAAGTGAGCATCCGGTCCAGCTGTCGCCTCGCGCTGCTGGGGCTCGTCGTCGCGCTCGCCGCGATGGCGCCCCCGCCCGCCAGCGCCGCGCCGTCGGCCGCGCCGACCGCGGGCGCCCCCCCGGTGGCGCCGCGCCAGGCGCACGTCGCCCCGGCCACGCAGGGCTTCGTCTTCGTCTCGCTCCTCTCGGCCGCGACCATCACTGCAGCCGCGATCGCGAGCTTCGCCTTCGAGGCGGCGCCGCGGATCACGTTCGGACGTTCGCGCAAGCGGTCGCGCGAGCGCGACGACCGCCCCACGGGTCCAAACCGCGCGCCGCCGGCCCCGCGGGGCCTCCAGCGCGTCCGTGATCGCTCGGCCCTGCGACGGCTCGCCCGCCTGACTGCGCCGCCGCTCGTGCTCCGCGCCACGTAGCGCCCGGCGATCGTGCCCTACGCCACGGCCGCGGATCTCCGCGTTCGCTTCGACGAGCGGCAGCTCGCCGCCCTCACCGACCCGCAGGGGAGGCTGGCCGACGACGCCAAGCTGCTCCAAGCGTGCACGGATGCGAGCGCGGAGATCGACGGCTACCTGCAGGCGCGCTACGTCGTGCCCGCCGCACCCGTGCCGCTCGTCCTGGTCGATCGCTGCTGCGACATCGCGATCTACAAGCTCGCGCGCCTCAAGCCGCAGGCCACCGTCGCGAGCGCCAAGGAGCGCTACGACGAGGCCACCGCGTGGCTGCGCGATGTGAGCAAGGGTGTGGTCACGCTCGCGCTCAACGCGGCCGGCCAGGCGCCGGCGCCGGCCACGACGGGCCCGATCCTCACGGACCAGGCCGATCGGCTGTTCGGGACCTCGAGCCTCGAGCGCTTCTGATGCCCGGCGCTGGCGTCGCGATCACGCTGGGCGTCCATGACGCCGAGGTGCAGCTGGGGATGAAGGCGCTGTCGGCGCGCCTCCTCCTCACCCGTCGGCGCGCGCTCACCGCGATCGGCGGCGCGATGGTCACGCGCACGCAGGAGCGCTTCGAGGCGGAACGCGGTCCCGATGGACGGCCGTGGAAGCCGCTCGCCCTGGCGACGACGCGCCGCATCGTGAGCCGCGGCGGCCGCGGCAAGGGACGGCGCGGCGTGCGGCGCGGCGCGCAGAACATCCTCCGCGTCTCGGGCCGCCTCTACAACTCGATCACGTATGAGGTGCCCACCACCGCCGATCGCGTGCGCTGGGGCACCAACGTCAAGTACGCGCCGCTCCAGCAGCTCGGCGGCACCGCGCAGATGCAGAACCGCGGCGCGCGGCGCGTGCCGGCGCGGCCCTTCCTCGGCATCAATGCGAGCGACAAGGCCGAGATCCTCGCGATCCTGACCGAGACGATGGGCGAGGCGATCCTGTGACCACGACGGCCTACGTCGACACGCTCGAGCTCGTGAACGAGGCGATCCGTGAGCGGCTCGCGGAGCGGCTCGCCGCACTGCTGGCCGCCGACGCGCAGCCGGCCGCGATCGAGCCGATGCCCGACGACGTCGACCGGTACCAGCTCGCCGGCGCGAGCGCGCTCCTCGTGCAGTACGCGGGCTCACAGTACGGCGAGCCGGTGAGCTGGGACGTCATCACGCAGGACCGCACGATGCAGTGGCGCGTGATCCTGCTCGCCAACTCGACCTACTTCCGCGGCCGCACGGGCGCGGAGCAGCTGCTGGAGGCGTGCCGGCTCGCGCTGGTCGGGTGGGCGATCCCCGGCCTGCGGCCCTTCGTGATGCTCGAGGACGGCCCCGATTCCGAAAACGACGGCGTGTGGGCGTACTCGCTCGCGCTCAGCACCACCGGACCCGTCGGCGCGCTCGCCAGCTGATCCCCGCCTGAACCCGCTCCCTCCACGAGACTCCCATGCCGCGGACCAATAACGACACCGAGCTCTTTCGCAACCTCACGCGGGTCGACTTCTACCGCATCCTGATCGGCACGCCGGCGGACACGACGACCACCGTCGCGGTGGCCGTTGGCGACGCCACGGCGACGGTGGCCTCCTCGGCCAACTTCGCGAACGGCGATCCCGCGTTCATCGTCGGCGACGGCGGCATGGAGCTCGCCATCATCAACAACGCGCCAGCGCTCGCCATGCCGCTCTCGCGCAAGCTCGCGATCCCGCAGTCGATCGGCGCGCGCTTCGTGAAGGCCGTGAAGACGTACGCCGGCAAGACCGATGCGAACGGCTTCCAGTTCGGCGGCGATGCCGCGATGACCGCGATCATGTCGGGCGACCAGCGTCTGCCGGTCGGGTACTACTTCGACAAGGGCGAGATCTCGTTCGACATGGCGCTGCTCGGCTTCTCGATCGAGAACCTGCAGCTGACCATGGGCATGACCGAGTCCGTGACGGGCACCGGCGTGACCGCGGATCCCTGGCAGGGCGCCGTCGCGGGCTCCTCGCTCGGTCAGCACGAGCTGATGTGCGTGCGCGTCACCGGCGTGCGCATGGACGGCCGCACCGTCGAGTTCGACTTCCTGAATGCGAAGGTCGGGCCGTCGGGCAAGAACCAGCTCAAGCAGCAGGCCGGCGTCTCCTACGGCCTCACGGGCAAGGCGACGGCCCTCATCAAGCGGGTCTGGTAGGCGCGCCGGCGACGTGGCCGCGGCCCCCTGGACGACCCCCGACCTCAAGCGACGCTGCGTCGAACTGCGCGAAGATCTCGCGCAGGGCGGCGCCGCGTCGGCCGAGGAGCTCGCCGCCTACTGGCCCGGCGGCGCTGAGAACACGTACGGCGGCCGCGGGGGCTGGATCTACTGCTACTCGCAGCTGTCACGATTCGTGGCGCGCCTCGAGCGCCGCGCACCCGGCTCGGACGCATCGATCGCGCGGGATGATGCGCGCGTGCTCGCCGCGCTCCGCGGCGCGCCCGTCGCGGTCACGGCGCTCGGGCCGCGCGCAGATGGCACCGCGTGGCAGGTGCACCCCAAGTCGTTCGAGGCGCTGCTCTACCTGCACGCGCTCGACGCCCAGCTCGGCTACGCCCTCGCCGCCAAACAGCGCTTCGATGCCGCGCTGCTCGCGGGGTTGCTGGATGCCGCCACCGCGGCACAGCTGCCCACGATCGCGGCGACGGTGAGCGAGCTGCAGCTGCTCTGCTGCTGGATCGTGACGACCCCGGGCCCGGGCGTGCCCGAGGGCGCGCGCGCACTCGAGCCCGCGATCCCGGCCGAACTCCGCGCGCTCGACGCCGTGGCCATCCTCGCCCTGGTGCGCGCCCATCAGCAGCTGCTGGGCCGCGCGCACGTCGTGCGCGCGCTCATCGACGAAGCGACCGAGCACGAGAGCGGCCAGCGGCCCAGCTGGTCGCTCTTCCTGGGCTCGCTCGCGGTCGAGTGGGGCGAAGACGCCGGCGTGCTGGCGCGCCAGCGCACGCTCGAGTCCCTCCTCGCCACGGCGCGCCTGGGTGCCGCGGCGCGGCGGCCGCCGGAGACCGACTAGTGGCGGAGAGCGGTCGGATCGGGCGCGCGTTCGTCGAGCTCGAGGCTCGCACCACGGGCTTTCAACAGGGCTTTGATGACGCCCAGGATCGCCTCGCGAAGGCGGCCGAGTTCGTGAAGGGCGCGCCCACGCTCGCGTTCGCCGCGCTCGCCGCGACGATCGGTGCGATCGGCGTCGAGGCCGTGAAGATGGCCGGCGAGGTGGATGGCGCGCTGCGGCGCGTCGTGGCCGCCGCGCCCGAATCCGCGCGCGACCTGGGCAAGGTGCGGGACGCGGTGCGCGCGATCTCGATCGAGTCGGGGCAGACGCAGGAAGCGCTCGCCGGCGTCGCCGCGCGGCTCGCGGAGATGGGCGAGCACGACCCAGGCGCCCTGGCCGATGATCTCAAGACCGTGAGCGAGATCGCCGAGGCGAGCGGCCAGTCGCTCGATCGGGTGGCCGAGGGCCTCGACGCGATCGGGGATGCCTACCGGCTCGACGCGCGGGCTGCACGCGACGCGCTCGTCGAGATCGCCGCAATCGCGCAGGGCAAGATTGGCCTGGACGAAGTGCTGAGCGTCATCGAGCGCAACGGCTCCGCGCTCGCCGCGCTCAAGATCAAGGCGACCGACGCGGCCGCGGCGATGGCCACGCTGATCGATGCCGGCGTGCCCAAGCGGAAGGCCGGGTCGCTCCTCGAGTCCGTGCTCGCCCAGGCGGACGCGGCGGCCAAGGAGGGCGCGAGCGGCACGCGGCAGCAGTACGAGGCCGCGCAGCAGCTGCTTGCAAGCATCAACCCCGCGACGCTCGCCGCGAAGGGACTCACGGGCGCGCTGGTGGATCTCGGACAGCGCGCCAGCGGGAGCGCCGAGCAGCTCAAGCGCATGGGCTTCTCGCTCGATGAAGCCAACGCGATCCTGCGCCTGTCGAGCGCGGCCGCGACGGACACGCGCACCGCGCACGAGAAGCTCGCCGATGCCCAGGCGAAGATCTCGGCGGCCGCCACGGTCAACCGCGGCTCGGCCGAAGGGCTCGCCAAGGTGCTGAAGGCCGAACTCGCGGCCTCGATGATCGACTTGGGCAACATCGCCCTCCCCGCCGTGATCGGCGGGCTGCGGATGATGGTGGACCTGATGAACCCCGCCGGCGCGGCCGCGCAGGCGCTCACCGATCGCATCGGTACCCTCGCCGAGGCGGCGCGGCGCTCGCCCCGCGGCATCGTCGACCGCAACACGGCCGAGGGGCGCGCGACGCGCGACGCGTTCTTCTCGGTCCGCGATCAGTTCACGACGAAGGGCGCGGGGTTCCTGAGCGAACTCGATACCGGCACGCTCGACAAGCTGCTCGTGGCCTACGCGCGCTATGGGCAGGCCACCAACGGGCTGCTCAAGACCGACATGGACATCGTGGCGGCGATCTCCGCCGTCGTGCAGGCGCGACGCACGGAGGCCGCGGAGACGGCCGCGGCCGCCGACGCGGACGAGAAGGCGGCCACGAAGAAGGCGAACACGGCGGCGATCGAGCTCGAGCGGAAGCGCGCCAAGCAGGAGCTCGCCACGTCGCGCAGCCTCGAGAGCAGCGTGTCGGGGGCGCTCGCGCAATACGTGGCGCCCTCGGTTGAGGCCGCGCAGCGCGCGATCGACTTGCAGGTGGCGGGGTGGCGCGCCATGGCCGAGGAGCTCGCGCCCAAGCTCAAGAAGGAAGCGAACGAGCTCGCCGACAAGTTCGCATACATCGCCGGCGTCCTGGCGCCCATCAAGCAGGATCTCGGCAACGCGGCCGACGAGTTCGCGAAGTTCCAGCAGGGGCTGGAGCTGCGTCAGGTGGGCAACGCGTCCGGCGTACTCGGGCCCGAGACGTTCGCGCAGCTCGACGTGATGATCGCGCGGGTCAACACTGACCTCGCCTTCATGCGTCAGGTGGGTGCCGAGGGCTCCGCCGAATGGAAGGCCGCCGAGCAGCTGCTCAACCAGCTCTATGCGGCGCGGCGCGGCCTTATCGAGAAGAACGTCGACGCGCGGCTCAAGGAAGCGACCGCTGGGCAGAAGGCGCTCGAGCAGCTCCAGCTGCAGGCGCTCACGCTCCAGCAGTCCGTCCAGGGCGCGCTCCAGCTCGCGGCCGCGATGGGGCTCGTCGATCAGAAGACGGCGGGGATCCTCGGGAGCCTGACGCAGGTCGGGACCAACCTGCCGATCCTCATCAAGCAGATCGACCTCTTCTCCACGACCTCGCAGGATCCGACGAAGGGCATCTGGGGAGCCCTCTCAGGTGTTGTGGGGTCCGCCCTGCCGGTGATCGGCGGCATTGCGAGCCTGCTGGGCGGGCTGTTCGCGGACGACCCGCAGGTGGCGGCAAATCGCAAGGCGCAAGAGGACAACACACGTGCGCTGCAAGAGCTCGCGCGCAACATCGGCGATCTCGCGTCCTCCACCACGCCGGGCTCGAAGCTCGGTGCCGCGTTCAAGGTCGCCGCTGGCGCCGGAGAGCCCGGGCGGAACGTGCTCACGCTCCCGGGCGGATCGCGCGTCGACCTTGGGCTCGATCCGCAGTGGGCCGTCAAGCTCAGTCAGGCCTTCCGCAACGCCGGCCTCTCGGATGCCGATATCAACGAGCTGGCGAAGTCGCTTGGCATCACGCTGAACAACTCGTCCGAGGCGTGGAAGGCGTTCGTCGATGCGCTAAGGAGCGCCGACCTCCAAGGGTACGCGGATACCTTCGCTGGCTCGATGAAGAAGCTGCAAGACTCGTTCGACGTCTACAACATCACCGATCCGGCGGAGAAGCTGCGTCGTACCATCGCGGCGCTCAGCGACAAGAAGACCGGCATCCCGGGGATCGGCACGGCGCTTGCCGGCCTGGACCTGTCGAACCAGAGCGATCGCGCGGCGGCCATCGAGCGCCTGCAGGGTCTCTTTGAGGCGCTCGCCAACGGGACGATCGACAAGTCGCTGATCGGCGACGTCCTCGGTGGCGCCGACCTCGCGGACGCCCTCGACGCGATCAAGAACCTCCTCGGCCAGCTGCGCGGCGATGGATCCGCCTCAGCCACGGGCACGGGCGGCACGACGGTCAACCGCCAGGTGACCGAGGTGACCGCGAACCGCCTCGTCGCCGTCCTCGACGACTCGCGGACCTTCCTCGAGCGGATCGCCTTCAACACCGACGCGCTTCGCCCGGGAGCGCTGCCGCCGCTCCTGCCGCCGTCGCTCGGCGCCGCTGGCGCACTCACCGGCACGGTCATTCAGATCTCGATCCCGGTGACGGTGGTCGTGGGCGCGGGCAGCGATCCCGGCGCGGTGGGCACGGCGATCGGCGCGGCGGCCGGCGCCGCGGCCGCGCAGCAGCTCGGGCGCATCTTCGGCAACGACCTCGCGCTGCGCGCCGCCGCGATCGGCGCGCGGGTGGGCTAGCGCCATGTGCAAGGGGCTCCTCTTCGACGGCAACGACGCCGTGGCCACCTTCGGGCTCTTCGTGGCCACGTGGGGCGGCTACCGCGACAGCCCCGCGTGGAGCTACCCGACGGTCGTCGTGCCCGGGCGCGCGGGGGAAGTGCTCACGGATCCCGTGGCGCGCGAGAAGGCGCTGGGCGTCACGCTGCAGGGCACGATCATCGGCAAGGATGCCGCGACGACGCGCACCTTCCTCGACAAGCTGCAGTGGCTGGCGGCGCGCGCGAGCGTGCGGCTCACGCTGCCGGACGACCCGACGCGCGAGCTCGTCTGCAAGCCGACGAGTTGTGTGGTCCCGCCCAGCGTGGCCCGCGTCGTCGGCCGCGAGCTACCCGTGACGCTCACGCTGCTCGCGCTCGAGCCTTACAAGCGCGACACGACCGACCAAGTGGTGACGCCGGCGCCGTCCGGGGCGGCGAGCATGGCGCTCGTCGGCACGGGCCCGGTGCGGCCCAAGCTGACGATGACGGCCACCGCGGCGTGCAACGGCGCCAACTGGAACCTCTACGACAACGTCGGCGTGCTCCGCGGCTCGATCGGCACCACCGGCGCGCTCGTGAACGGCGACGTCGTGGTGATCGACTGTGACGCGCGCACGATCACCAAGAATGGGGCGGACTACATCGCCGCCCTCCTCTATGGGGACTTCCTCGAGATCCGCCCGGAGTACTCTGACCAGATCGGGACGGCGGCGCTCAACCTCCGCATGCCGTCGATCGCCTGCGGCTGGACGTCGGGCACGGGGGGTACGGGCGAAGCGCGCTACCGGAGGCGCTGGCGGTGACCGTCCTCACTGCGCTCTGGTGCTCGCGCCTCGAGGTGTGGTCGGACCTGCAGTGCGCCGGCGGCACGCGGCTCGCCGTGCTGCAGCCGCCCGCGGCCGCGCTGGCGCGCGTCGAGCTCGCGGGCGACGACCGGATCACCGTCACGCTGCCGCTGTCGGAGCCCAAGCTGACAACGGTGGTCGAGCAGCGCGTGCTGCGCGTCGTGGACGTGCTCACGAACAGCTTCGACGAGTGGGTGATCCGCCAGCGCACCGATGATGCGACGGGCGCGAGCGTCCAGGTCGTCGCGCTGGCGCCGCTCTCGCGCCTGGGCACGGCGCTGCCCGTGTACCGCGTCGTGGGCTCGCGGCTCGAAATGGACCTCGACTACGTCAGCCGCACGCCGAGCGACATCGCCGGCACGATCATCGCGCAGGCGCAGACGCAAGGCCTGCCGTGGGTGTCACTCGGCACGGTCGATCCCACCGTCGCGCTCACGATCTCGGCCGCGTGGGAGTCGCCGCTCGCGGTGCTGCGGCGCCTCGCCGATGCGGCCGGCGCCGAGCTGCAGCTCCGACGAAACGGCACCGCCGGCTACCTCCTCGATCTCCTGACGCAGCGCGGATCGACCGCGCACAATCTCGACCTCCGCTACGGGAAGAACCTGCCCGTGCACGTGGCCGCGCGCGACGCGACGCGCCAGTGCACGCGCCTGGTCGGCAAGGGCGCCTCTACCGATGGGCTCGCGGCGGGCCTCGGCAGCAACATGTGGCTCGTGACGGCGATCGCGGCGGGCTGGGTGACGCTCGCGGATCCGGCCGGTGGCGATCCGCCGATCGCGTTCGACACGCAGTTGAACGGCCGCTATCTGGTGGGCCCCACCGGGGCGCTCGGCCTCATCAACGGCAGCCGCGTGGCGACGCAGGACGTGCAGGCCACCGTCGCCGGGCTGTCCGTCGGGGATCTCTGCCGCGTCGCCTCCGATGGTTCCGGCGCCGAGCTCGTGTGGCTGAGCGAGCCGGCGGCCGAGACGCTGTACGGCGCCACAACGCCCGTGTATCAGGTCCTCGAGCGCAGCGACATCCCAGACGTCGTCAACCGCATCAAGAACCCCTGCTTCCGCACGTGGCCGGGCGGCGTCAACACGATCCCGCCGGGCTGGGCGATCGTGAACGGCGGCACGATCACCCGGGTGAGCGTGGCGCCCTATGTGAAGTACGGGCCCAACAGCGCGCAGGTGGTGGCGAGCAACGACGGCAACGGCCTGGTCACCGACGGCTGGTTCCTCGCGCTCGGGTTCACCGCCGAGCGCCCCTACGCGAGCGGGCACGTCGCCGTGTGGGTCGTCACGGGGCAAGTGCGCGTCGAGCTGGTCATCACGACCGCGACGGCCACGATCGTGCGACCGGTGGGCACGCTGGCCACCTCCTCGCAGCAGGGCCAGTGGATCGACGTGCTCGGCGTGGCGGGCGAGGAAGTCTTCTCGCTCGCGCCGACCTCGATCCAGCTGCGCATCGTGCAGCACGGGCCCACGCCGGCGACCTTCTACGTGGGCGGCGTGCAGGGGGTGAACGGCGCGGCGCTCGAGACGTGGGTCGAGGGGAGCGGCGGCACGCAGCTGTGGCAGCAGGTCAACCGCGCGCTCGTGAAGGGCGCGGCGCGGCCGAGCGTGACCTACCGCGTCGGCTTCCTCGATCTCGCGCGGCTCGATCCCGTGACCTGGGCGGGCGACACGACCCCGACGCTGGGCGGCCCGGTGGTGCTCACCGACCCGCGCCTGGGTGTCGCGATCACCACGCGCCTGACGGCGCTCGAGCGCGACTACGTGGTCCGCGGCGGCGGCGCGCTCGAGTGCGCGACGCAGCCCTTCGATCTCAACCGTTACCTGCTCGGCAGCGCGGCCGCGGAGCGCGCAGCCGCGCGGGAGGCTGCGCCGGTGGCGCCCGCGCCCGCCGACAACGCGGCCGCGGCGACGCGCGTCGGTCGGCAGATCTTGAGCAACCCCGACTTCCTGCTGGGCACCACGGGCTACGGCGTCTACGACAACAACTTCACCGGCCGCGTCTCGCACACGATCGAGACCGACGCCACCGCGCCGAACACGAGTGGCAAGGTGCTGCGCATCGACGTCGCGGCCGGCGCCGGCGTCATCAGCCCGGGACTCGGCGGCGCGGTCCGCGGCATCCCGGTCGACGGCGGCAGTTACGCGCTCGACACCTACCACAAGGGCGCGACGCTCCTCGTGCGACTCCGCGCGAAGATCCCCGTGGGCTTAGCGCTGCAGTACCAGAACAACGCGTTCGGCGCGGAAGGGACGCTGGAGTATTTGACACCACTCGCCGGCACAGGGCAGTGGACCGAGTACGTGATCCGCCAGGTGATCGGGGTGACCGGCACCTTCTCGACGATCGGCCACTTCAACCTGGTGTCGTTCACCACCGCGGCCGTCACCTGGCGCATCGCGGGCTGGTGGATGCACGACCTCGGGCAGATCGAGGCACCGCAGGTGGGCGTGGACCTCGGCACGGGCAAGGTGGACGCCGGCGTCGCCACGAGCTCGGGGGGAGGGATCTTCGTCAAGAGTGGGCCGGGCACGCCCAACACCCTGGACGGCATCCCGAACGGCGCCACCTATGGGCGCCCCGTGCTCACGGCGCTCTCGAGCGGCTTCATCGATCTCGCGGCCGCGGGCGTGATCGGCACCGTTGACCAGACCAAGATCGCGGCCGACGCGGTCGTCGCGGGCAAGATCGCGGCGCTCGCCGTGCGGGCGCGCGAGCTCGCGATCGGGGCGCAGTTCCAGTTCCGGAACACGGCCAGCGGCCAGCAGATGGTGCTCAACACCGACGGCACGCTGTCGCGCTCGAGCACGAGCCCGAACGCGAATGACACGCGCTGGGTGGCCGACGATCAGAACAACTATGGGTCGAGCGAGCCCGTGGTGCAGGCGAGCGGTCGCGTCCGCAACGCGGCGAGCTACGCCTACGGCGTCGTGCTCGGACTCGCCAATCCCTGGGCGACGAGCGGCCAGAATGGGCTCCTCTGGTGGCGCCCGAACGGCACGCAGCTGCAGCTCTATCCCGTGACCGGCGTGGGCGTGCTCGGCACGCCCGTCACCTACAGCGCCGCGCTGGCGAGCGGCGATGAGCGCCTCACGATCATTCGGAACAACACGCTCCCGGCGGACAACATCCGGCTGCGCCTCTACGCGAACGGCACGCTCATCGCCTCGTACACCGACGCGCAGCTCACGACGGCGTTCGGCGCCGGCTGGGCGGGCGCGCAGGGCGGCTATGTCGCGCTGATGCTGGGTGACACCACGATGAGCATCAGCGAGCTCGTCGTGGGGCCCGGGCGCACCCTCATCACAGACGGCAGCGTGCGGACGCGGCACCTCGCGGCCGACACGCTCCAGACGACGAACTATGCCGAGGACGGCTCGGGGAACCCGACGGCCGGGGCGAAGCTCGACGCCTATGGGACGGCCGCGAAGATCGCCCCCGATGGATTGAAGGTCGGTCAATACCTCTTCAAGGACGCGTGGTTCCGCGCCTTGAACGCGCTCGCGAGCTCCGGCGTGGCGGGCACCGATCGCACCTGGTACCGCGGCAACAACGACGAGGCCACGAAGGGTGGCGCGCCCGCGATCGCGCGGCTGACCGTGACGCCGCAGCTCTGGGACACGACGCTGCAGGCGATCCGCCTCGAGCTGAAGCTTCACGCGACGGCCAACACCGACAACCTCGACGGGATGCGGGTCGCGAAGGTGGTGCTCTATCGCGCGACGGCGCGCGGCTCACCGTACACCCTGAGCGCCGCGCTTGCGACGTTCTGGATCCCGCTGGCCGATCGCCTCTACAACACGCCCGGCAACGACGCGGCCGTCGCGAACGATGTGATCGTCACGAGCACGCAGGTCGACAACGGGATCTCGACCGGCTACCCGGCGATGGAGATCACGCTCTACAACGCCGCGGGCCCGTCGGATACGAACTGCTACGGCCCGCCCGGGGGCTGGACGCCGGGCACCGCGCTCACGAACCATGGCACCACGTGGCCGGCCGGTGGATCCGGTGGTGCGGGCGGCGGTGCTGGCGGCGGCGGCGGGAGTGGCGGCACCTGCGTGACGATCGACACGCCGGTGCTACTGGCCGATGGCACCACGAAGCGCGCCGACGAAATCCGCGTGGGCGACCGCCTGCGCACCATGCACGAGGACGGGCTGCATTGGGGCCTGCATGCCGTGACGGCGGCCGCCATCGCCTCTGCCGAGGAGCTGGTCGTGGTCCGCCTGCGCGATGACCGCGACCTCTTCTGCACCCCCGCACATCGGCTCTACGTGCGGCGCCGCGGCAGCACGAGCCCGTTCGGCTGGTGCGAGGCGCGCGCGCTCGAGCCGGGCGACATCATCGCGGGCCGTCCAGCGGGCATCGTGCGGCGCCTCGTCGCGCTGGGCGCGGATTTTCGCGGAGCCGAAGTCGTGAAGCTCACCGTCGAGGGGGCGCACACCTACGTCAGCGCCGGCCTGCTCTCTCACAACATCAAGTACAACTAGGAGGCGATCGATGCGGCCAGCGGAGATGACCGATGACGTGACGGGGGCGTGGCTCGATCGCGCCACGCCGCCGTGCGCGTGCACGTTGATGGTCGCGCTCGCACCCGAAGCCGCGCGCCGCGGGCAGGCCGTGCAGCTGCCGGAGCCGCAGTTCACGCCGCTCCTCAACCGGATCGCGATGCTGCGGCGGCCATCGATCGAGGTCAGCGCCGACACGCTCGATCGACTCTTGGCGGCCGACGAGGCGACGCTCGCGCGGGCGTTCGCCTGCGTGCGCGCCCAGCGCATCGAGGAGCGCGAGCCCGGCTACGCCTACGCGCTCACGCGCGACGAGATCGCGATCGCGATGGCGTGCGCGACCGCGACGGCGGAGGCGCCCTGGCCCCACCTCGTGCTCGACGTCGAGGAGGTGGCGGCGCTCGAGGCGTATCTCGAGGTGATCGGCCGTGAGCCGCCGGAGCCGCCGATGCCGGTGATGCCGCCGAGCGGTGAGGCGCTCGCGGCCGAGACGCAGAGCGTCGAGTCGCTGGCGCTCGAGGCGGTGGAGGTGCCCCATGGGACGTGACAAGATCGCGCATGCCGTCTTCTCGGCCGTCGCCGCCTGGTGCGTCGGCTGCATCGGCTTCGCCGCGCTCGGCGGGCACGCCTGGCAGTGGGCGTGGCTGGTGCTGATCCCGGGCGCCGTGCGCGAACTCGCGCAGCTGGGCACGACGCGCAGCGGCTGGCTGCTGATCTGGGCGTCGCGCTCGGCATGGACGCGCTGGATGATCGGCACGCCCGAGTGGGGCGACATGGCCGCGAACACGATCGGCACCTTCGCCGGGTCCGCGATCCTGCAGGCGGTGCTTTCGTGATGCGTCGCGCCCTGAACGTTCTCCTCGTGGCCGCTCCGCTCACGCTCCTCGTGTTCGGCTGGCTCGCCTGGGAACACCACCAGGCGGCGACGGGCGCCGTGCGCGCGAGCTCGCTGCGCGAGTTCGCGAAGGACTCCGCGCGCGTGTACCGCGGCAAGGCCGTGGCGGCGGAGGCGGCGACGAAGGTGCTCGTGCGCGAGGCGCAGGCTGTGGCACCGCGTGCGCGCGCGGCCGCGGAGCGCGCCACGGCGCTCGATTCGCTCGTGCGGATCGTCCGCCCAGGCCTCATCCGCGTCACGGGTGAACCGGCCCCGACGCCGGTGCCCGTGTGGCTGACCGAGGACCTTGAGGCGAACCGCGCGGCGCGTGCGATCGCGGACAGCCTCGCCGCCGTGCAAGCGGCGGCCCTCACGACCGCGGCCGCAGGAACCGATGCGCGCGAGCGCAGCGCCGCGGCCGATTCGGTCGGCGATGTAGCAGCCACGGCGGAACGCCGAGAGCTGGAGCGCGGCCGCTGGGCGGAACGGGCGCTGTGGCTCACCATCACCGGCACGGCGATCGCGATCGCGATCGCGGCCAGCAAGTCTCACTAACGATCGAGGTCGCCCCATGCCGTACACCGACGTTGCCACCGACTCGTTCGAGTCGGATATCCTCCAGACCATCAACACCGCACTCGGCGCCGGCGGCGTGGCACTCGCCGCGTGGGACGCCTACGCGGGGCTGCTCTCTGCGGTGACCGACGCGGAAGCCGCGACCTTCACCGAGATCACCGGCGCGAACGGCCTCGCGCGCCAGCAGTTCACGCGCACGGCCGTGTCGCAGGTCTCGGGGGCCGGTGAGGTGAGCAACTCGGCGCAGATCAACTTCGGCACGTTCACCGGTGGCGCGGCCGTCACCGCGACGCACGTGATCCTGGCGACGGCCGCGGCCGGCGGCACGACCCGCGTCGTGTGCCAGCTCGAGAATCCGGTGACGATCAATCCGAACGATCCGGTGATCTTCCCGGTCAACCAGCTCAAGCTGCGGGTGAGCTGATGAGCGCCCTCGCCTGGACGTGCGTGTACGACCCGGCCGCTGGGGACGACCTGATCTCGGTCGGGGAGACGACGCAGCTCGAGCGCGACGGGCTCGTCGCGCGGGGGCTCGGCGTCGTCGTGGTGGCGACGGAGCCCGACTTCGGGATCCAGCAGTGGGACGCGGCGACGCGCATGCTCGTGGCGATCGCACCGCCGCCCGTGCGGCGCATCACGCCGGCGGCCTTTCGCGAACGCTTCACCGCGGCGGAACGCATCCAGTTCGAGATGTTGACGGTGCAGACCGACATGACCGGCGCGGTTGCGCGCGACTTGAAGGCGGACCTCGCTGCCAATCCCGTGGTGAACCTCGATGCGTCGAAGGTCGCGGCCGCGCTCGCATGGATGCGGAGCGTCGGCGTGCTGCAGTCGGATGCGCGCATCGCGGAGCTCACCGTCGACGGCACCCTCTCCGAGGCGATTGCCCCGTGA